AAGCTGGAATTAATGGACCTTCTGATCAATATGGAGGACCTGGTGGTAATGGAGTAACAAACAATATTAGTGGAAGCCCTGTGGCCTACGCTGGAGGCGCAGGCGGAGGAGCTAACAATCCAGGTAGTGGACCAAACGTTTCTGGTGGAAACGGTGGTGGCGGAAATGGCGGTTTTGGACCGAACACTCCTAATGCTGGAACCAATGGACTAGGCGGAGGCGGAGGCGGCGGCCCCGGCGGCGGATCTAACAGAAATGGTGCAGTTGGGGGAAATGGTGTAGTTATTTTAAAATCACCTACTTCAGGTGGTACAATTAATGTTACTGGATCTGGAAACCAAGCACAAGCACAACCAGATGGTTCAACTATTTGTACATTTAATGTAACAGGAACAGTGGTATTTTAATATGTCCCAACGTGCAGGTAAATTATTACCAAAACAACATCCTTTTAAAGTAGGACAAGAAGTTCAATCAGTAGAAGTTCTTATAGCTGTGGGTGATGATGTTACAAACGAAAACATTCAAGAAAAAGTTGCATCTATAACAGATGGAAATTGGAAAATATTAACAAACAATGCTTCTCTTGGTTCTTGGTGGGATGGTTCAAAATTTATACCATCACAACCTCACGCTTCATGGACTTTAAATAGTGAAGAAACTGCTTGGGAAGCGCCAATTGCTAGACCTGCAAACACTACTTTTACAGTTCAACATACAGATGAAAACGGTGAGTTATACGACACAACTGTAGATACTTATTTTATGACTTGGAATGAAACTGATCAAAGATGGGAAGGTTTTAATAGACAAGATAATAAAAATTATTACTGGGACACAGCTAATTCTAGCTGGACTTTAATATCTTAATAAGTTATATTTTATCCTATAAAGGATAAAAATGTTGCACTTTGAAAATTTATATTGGTTTTTTCCATCAGCTATATGCACTGATGATATAAAAAGAATTATTAAACTTGGTAAAAAACAAAATAAAAAAATTGGTCGAATAGGGACTTTTCCTGCAAATAAATTTAAACGATTAAACAAAACACAAAATAAAATTCTTAAACAAACAAGAGATTCTCACGTTTCATTTATAGATGAAAGATGGTTATATGATTTAATACAACCTTATTTTTTATCAGCTAATAAATCTGCTGGTTGGAATTTTGATCTTAATTGGGTTGAACAAGTACAGTTTACTAAATATACAAAAGACCAACATTATGATTGGCATTGTGATGGTGGTGTTGAAGTAAATGATGATGTTTCTTCACAAGGTCATGGAAAGATAAGAAAACTATCTATTGTAATATCTTTAAGTGATCCTAAAGATTACGAAGGAGGTGATTTTGAATTTCAATTTAGATCTTTAAAAGATCCTACTACAACTGCAATTGCTTCAGAACTAAAACCTATGGGAAGTGTGCTTGTATTTCCCTCATACATTTGGCATAGAGTAAAACCAATTACAAAAGGATTACGGTATTCTTTAGTAGCTTGGGTAAGAGGTCACCCGTATAGATAAATGTATAATAATTGGAATCACCACAAATACTTGTATGTAAAAAATTTTATACCTATAGAAGATTTAAACGTTATTTTAAAAGACATAGAATATTATTTTACAAGTAATTTACATAAAGAAGAAAAAGGAAGTGTTATAAAATCTGGTCAACAAACAAAACCAAATTTACATATTATAGGTAAAAGTAAACCTTGGAAAAATTACTATAAAAAATTAAGTGAACTTGCAAGCGCTTTAGGAAAAGAAAATTTAAGAAAAAGTTGGGCTCTTAGAATAAAAGAACAAGCACCGGGTGTGCCTCATCAACACAAAGACGATAGTATAACTTGTGTTTTTTATGTTCAAAATCCTGATATTTCATTAGGCACACATTTACAGGAAAATAATACTGACATCATTATACCAGGACACGAAAACTCTTTACTTATATTTGATGGCACAATTGTCCATGATGCAATTTTTCCTACACACAAATTAACAAAACCTAGATATAGTTTAATTACTGATTATGAATAATTTTAAAAAAGATAAATACATGGTTTTAAAAAAAGTAGTTGATCCAAAGATTGCAAGTTTTTTAACTGAGTATTTGTTATTAAAAAAAGAAGTTGCTAATACTTTAACTAAATTAAATTACATACCTGAATATCTTAAAGATATGGTTGGTGTTTTTAACGATCCACAAGTTCCTAATGCGTATTCTATATACAGTGATATTGCAAATGAGGTTTTATTAAAAAGAATAAAACCTATTATGGAAAAAAACACTGGTTTAAAACTTGTTGAAACTTATTCGTATGCAAGAATTTATCAAAAAGGAAACATACTCCATAGACACAAAGACAGACCTTCTTGTCAAATATCGACAACAATAAATCTTGGTGGTGATCCTTGGCCAATTTATTTAGAACCATCTGGAAAAACAAATAAAAAAGGAATTAAAGTAGACTTATCTTTAGGAGATATGTTAGTTTACAGAGGTTGTGAATTAGAACATTGGAGAGAACCTTTTACAAAAAACTACTGTGTTCAAGTTTTTTTACATTATAATCGTGCAACTAAAAAGGCTATAAAATTTGATGGTAGACCTCACCTAGGTTTACCTTATGATATTAAAAATGAAACCATTTAAACATAATAATAAAAATAATTTTTTAGCAGGATGGTACATTGATAAAAAAGTTTGTGCCGACATGATTAAATATTTTAATAGTAGCAACGAAACTAATGCTGGTATAAAACATCAAGGAACTATTGGTGGACCAGATGGAAACTTTATAATAGATAAAACAGTAAAACATTCTACTGATCTTCCTCTTAACATTGACACTAAAGATGACGTGCCCTTAAAATATCTTGCCGAATTAAGAAAAGTTGTTGAAAAATATAAAAAAAAATATCCTTGGTCTGATGAAAATCATGCTCTTTGGGGAATGAGAGAAAGTTTTAACATTCAAAGATATCCAAAAAACGGTGGTTTTTTTAAACCTCATTTTGAAAGAACTGGTTGTATCCATTTTGAACATAGGCATTTAGTTTTTATGACATATCTTAATACAATTAAAACAGGTGGTCAGACAGAATTTATACACCAAAAACTTAAAGTTAAACCTGAAGTAGGTCTAACTGTAATATGGCCTGCTGATTGGACATTTGCTCATAGAGGTATACGAGCACCGAAAGAAATTAAATACATTGCTACAGGATGGTATGGATATTTACATGACGTTAAATAAAGATTTTATATTAGAAAAAAATAATTTTATTACAAAACAAGAATGTAATATATTAATTAAAGATTTAAAAAATAAGACAACTAAAGCAGAAAAAAAAGAATACGGTTATGAGTGTTTTGATTTAGAAGGTACTGTTATTTTTGATCAAGTACAACAAAAAGTTTTTCCTTTGTGGAGTGAATACATAAAAAAATTTCCTGAAATTAATTTGACTACAGACAAATGGTCGTTAACAACTTTAAGATTTAAAAAATTTAAACCAGGTAAGTATTTTGAAAAATGGCATTCAGAACATAGTTATAACCATGCAACTAGAATTTTAAATATACAAATATACCTAACCTCACATGATTGTGGAACTGAATTTTATAATGGAAAAATTATTAAATCAGAACAAGGAAAGGTTGTCATATTTCCGTCTTATTTTACCCATACACACAAAGGACAAAAATGTCCTGATAAAAAAACTAGATATTTAATTACAGGATATGTTAATTTTTTAGATTTATGAAAGTAGAAAAACTAATTAAAGCAAACATGCTTCGGGAATATTATTTTATTAAAGGCAATTTGTCTATTGATACAAAATATTTTATAAAAAAAATTGAAGAAGGCATTAATTTAAATACAAACAGAAACTATACAACTAATGTTGTAGGAAATATGACAGCTTTTAAATTTTTTGTTAATGATAAAAAATTTATTAAAATGATGATGCCTATTTTTGATCTTATAGATAGTAATCCTTCTGAAGAAGTTAACTCTTGGACGTTATCTGAAGCATGGGGTTTTAAAGAAAAATTTTCAGACTATACTCGAACTCATGCACACTTGCCTTCGTTTATTTCTGGTGCAATTCAATTATCTAATCATAGTCAAAGTTTATATTTTCCAAAAATACAAGAAACATTAGAATGTAAACCAGGAAACTTTGCTGTGTTTTCAAGTTTTTTAAAACATAACAATAAAAGAAACACTACCGATAAAGAACGGTACGGTCTTAGTTTTAATATAATAAATAGTTCAACTTATGACTAAGAAAAAAAGATATGAAGAATTGTTTAATGGTTCTATTCACATAGAACGAAATTTTCTTTCTAAAAATATTTATGAACAAATGTTTGAAGACATACAAAAATTAAAGTATGACGCCTGTCACCAACCATATAGTCAATACTTTGGTAATCGTTTTCAAGGTTATCCTGTCTACGAAACTATATTTAATAAATATGATTCTATTATATTTAAAGAAATAGAAAAACTTATTGAATGTAAAATAACAGATGTACACAGTAAAGTTAGAAAAGTTATTGCTTCAGAAGTATCTAAATCTAAATATGATGTACCTTATGGACCAGTGCATATAGATAGTCAAACTAATTTAGCAGCCATACTTCCTTTCTATCATAGTGTTTCTGGCGGAACTGCTTTTTTTGAATACCAGTCTGATAAATATCCAGACATATCAATAGGTGCTTACCCTAATAGAATAATAATTTTTAATGCTAAAAGATATCATGCTCCTTGCACTGATTTAACTTATGAAGTATCATATAAATATAATATGTTTTTTAATATACAGTAATGGACAGAAATTTTATAGCTATAAAAAAAGAATTTACTACAAAAGCTAAGTGTAAATCTTTAATTAAAACTTTAGATAAAAATTTAGAAGTTGATAAATCTAATCCAGATTTAAATTATAGTTACAAAGATATAAAAATTAAAAATGTTCAAAAGTTTATTGTAGATAAAGCAGTTAGTTTTGCTAAATTATATACCAGTGTTTACCCAGAATTAAACATGACTAGTGATAGATGGGCTATGACTGAATTAAGATTTAAAAAATTTAAACCAGGTAAATCTTTTAACAAATGGCATTCTGAACACTGTAATAAATATCCAAGCAGAGTGCTTGCTTTTCAATTATATTTAAGTGATCATAATTGTGGCACTCAATTTATGAATGGAGAATATGTAGAGTCTGACATTGGAAAAGCTGTTTTATTTCCAGCTTATTTTACTCACACCCATAGAGGCCAAGCTTGTCCTCAAAAGAAAACTAGATATTTAATTACTGGATATTTTAATTTTATTTAGTTAACTTAGCTATTATATCTTTTAGCTCTGTAATTTTGTTTACAAAATCGTTGTTTAATTTTCCTAAAGCTATTATTCTAGTTTCTAAATTGATTATGTGTTTTTTGTAGTCTGCATTAATGTCAACTTCTGACATTTTAACAGATCTTTCCATCTCTAGTTTTTCTTCTAAATCTTTAATTATTTCGTCTTTTACATCTTTCATAATTATCAAATATATTGATAAACGTTTAAAAGTCAAGTAAACTGCCCTCTACTCAAATTATAAAAAATATGTTAAGGGCTTACACATGTTACAGAAACTAGGATTTTTACCAGGATTTAATAAACAAGTTACCTCAACCGGAGCCGAGTCACAATGGACAGGCGGTGAGAATGTACGTTTTAGATATGGTACACCTGAAAAAATAGGTGGTTGGAATCAATTAGGTCAAGATAAATTAACCGGAGCTGCTAGACAATTGCATCACATGGTTAATAAAGATGGTATTAAATACGCAGCTATCGGTACAAACAGAATTTTATATGTATACTCTGGTGGTGTATACTACGATATACATCCTTTAACTAATCCATCAGGCACAGCAATTACAAGTGCATTTAGCACAACTAACGGATCACCAACTGTAACTATTACATTTAGCGGATCACATAATTTTGAAGCTGGTGATATTATATTGTTTGGTGACACACCTACGTTTAGTTCTATTACTGGTTCTAATTTTAATGCTTTAGATTTTTGTAATAAAAAATTTATGATAACAAGTGTACCAAGTTCTAATACTATAACTATTACAATGCCTAGTAATGAAAGCGGAGCAGGAGCCACAACTTCTGGAGGCATAACTTATTTTCAATATTATCATGTAGGACCGGCTGAACAAGTTGGTGTATTTGGATGGGGTGTATCACTATATGGCGGAACAGCAGCTGCTCCTCAAACAACAACTTTAAATGGTGCATTATTAAATGACGCTAATGGTACCGGTGGATCTGGAACCAGTATTACATTAACATCTACAATTAATTTTCCAACAACAGGAACAAATTTTATTCAAGTAGGAACTGAAGAAATTTCTTACACAGGTGTATCTGGAAATGATTTAACAGGTATTACAAGAGCCGTAAGAGGAACAACCAGAGCTGCTCACAGTAACGGTGCAGCTGTAACTGATTACAGCGATTATTCTGGCTGGGGTCAATCATCAGCTAACACAGACACAGTTGCTGAACCTGGTATGTGGTCTTTAGATAATTTAGGTAGCACTCTTATTGCTTTAATTTTTAATGGAGAATGTTTTGAATGGAATGCCGATGCTGCAAATGCTACAAACACTAGAGCTACTATCATAACTGGTGCGCCAACTGCATCTAGGGATATGTTAGTATCTACTCCTGACCGTCACTTAGTATTTTTTGGAACAGAAACAACTATTGGAGATAAAACTACACAAGACGAGATGTTTATAAGATTTTCTTCTCAAGAAGATATAAATACTTATACACCTACGGCTGAGAATAGTGCTGGTACACAAAGACTGGCTGACGGATCACGGATCATGGGAGCTGAACTTGG